GGCCCTGCGGGGAGCGAGCAGCTAACTCTCGCTCCCTGACAGTATCTCACGACACTGCTGGACTACGCTCACATAAACTTGTGACTAGAAAACCCGGCGTACCGGGAAAAATTTCATCACATGAATAATTCACGGCGCAGCCAGGAGACAGAAGTCTCCCCATCCCAGCCACCGGGATGTATTTTGGTTAGTGTCCAAAATCTGAAAATGACACATTTGTATTAAGAGTTTGTTCTCTTTCCCATTTACTAAGGCAATGGGCGCCTCCTCTTCAGGACGAGGAACCATTATAAGTTTTATGGTGTAGCAGGTGGAGGATCCACATAACGAAACAACGGGGGAACCCCGATGAAGAAGTTTAAGTTGAAATCCTCTGCAGTTGATGCAAAGGCGTAGACTAAGTCTTCCTCTACTGCTGACGTTCGTTGGTACCGGTGGAATGACTTATTAACATCCAATCCCGGACCAGTTGGGGTATTAATCCTGATCTGTCGACCGGGACGAAACCGATAATTGGCATAGTACGGCAATTCAACCTCAACCACAGGATTGTGGAAGGTAGATTGTGCCATAGTACCGAGCCAAGTGTGCTCTAGAGCCATATTGCCAAAGGCAACGGCGCTCTGTGAGCCCAAGGTAATGGGTGTCGACGTCGAGCCGACTGTAGCATCACCGGGTAACCGTGTCACACAGACTAATTCTTTGCGATCTGAAGCTATGCGAGTATAGTACTTGACCCTCAAACCCCCACGCACACATACGTATGCTGGGGTAAGATAGTTGAGTAACGTAAACTTGCAAAAGTTGTAATTCTCGCCCGTGGAAGTTGAAAAACGACCATCGGGATCGTATCCGCGATAAAACGGAAAGTCTTGATTCGTCAATTCGAATAACGAGAATGTCGCTGTTGAAAGATCTGTGTAAGTGGTATGATAATTGTACCTTTTCAGGCACTGTCGAAATGACACAACTGGGTCCGCATGGAACACTAGAGGAGTGTGATCCTCAGATAGTGTTGCGGCCATTGTGTCCTCTGGTCTCATCATCATGGGAGCAGACTCGTCAGTAGTCCGATCTGCGTCCGGTTGAGATTCAGCCATTTGAGGCACAAAACCCAATTGAGGTTGAAAGTAAGAAAGTGTGTTGAGATTGTTGTCTGTGGGTCCGAAGACCTCAAAGTCATCACATGTCTCGACAAACACATTTACTCTCACGTCATTGTTGATAGTACTGTTAGGTGACGTCAATTCGTTCACAACATAAACAGCCAGAGTTCCGTTGTAGAAATCACTGTTATACACCTGCGGAGAGGTGGAAAACGGGATAAATCCAGCGGTTACGATAGGTACCTCTAGATATGGTCTGGGTTGACCCCATCCCACGTCAAGAGTGAAATCTCGTTCTTTGGCTAAGTCCATGATGTGAGTATACGCCACATTGTATTCTGGATCGGAAACGGAACCTTGAGGATCGTAAACAAATCGCAATCTGCCCTTGTGGTAAGCTGAAGCGACAACTTGGAAACGATATCTCATGGAACCCCTCCAATACCCAAACGGCAAAGTCGCAAAGGCGGAGGGAGTTAGGTGGAACTCGTCCGGTCCAGAATTGAAAACGTCATAGACAACTGGTGTTACTGCCACTGAGAATAAGTGGTCCCCAGCAGCGCTATCTATCTGCCAGCCAAAGGCTGTCAGAAAAGATTCGCGCATGGAGATAGATCTGATCGCCATCTCATCCGTATCGGAGAGACCAACGACTCGTGGATCTACAGTAGTTTCCTGCTTCACATCAAGAGTTAACTTGGTTGAAGTGTCTAGGACGTTTGTGTTGGCTAGGTTACCTACAGGCATTGCTGCAAATTTCATTGGTCTTTCCACGTCGATAGGACGTGAATAACCGAATACCGAAGCTATGGAGGCCATCGCGTTTGCGGCCATTTCCGTTGCTCTGGCATAAGCTGAAATTGCAGGTATGTTAGCAAGTGCTCCAGCCGCCTTGGCGACAATTGCCGCAGGGCGAGAAATAATTCCTGAGTACTCATCGGACTGAGGAATGAAATCTCCCAACTGCGGAACAATGTCTGCCGGGTCGAACTGTGTGGGTACGTCCAGAGAGACTTCCTCTGCCCACGCGAAGACGGATATAGTGATTGCATCACTTGCTCCGTTTGCGTGTTTCAGGGGCGTCAATTCTCGGACTGACATGCGGCCCATGCGGTTCCATTGTCCCGCAGTGACACTTAGTGCATTGTAGTACCACACAAAAGGAAGGACGAGAGTCCCTCCTTGGTTGGAAGTCGGGTCTAAGTAGACATGTGGTCTCTGACTCGCTGCAATGTTGTCCTGCACAACTAATCCTCTGTCTCTCGTGACTTCGTCATAATCGACAAGAGGTTTGTAGTTAGCTAGGAGCCTCCCATAGTAGAAACCATTACCATTAATCATGAACTTTACGTGCAGTTTGCATCGCATAAGATTGTAATTTGTGATACGGTTAATTACTCTGGGGTTGGTGAAAAAGTCTGCCCAAGGATTGAAATCCTCGAAGAGCGGAATGACATTTCCTGGTACCCACGAGAACTCACGAATGAGTAGTGGACGCCTGAAGAATGCTTCCAGCGACGTGTCAGACTTATACGCCACATTGAATGTCGAGTCAGGTTGACTGTCGACCGTGTAGACCCAATCTTGGGTTTGGTCGGAGAACGAAACAATTTGATGTTTATTCTCCAGGTTTTCTGTAGATATTCTTACGTTGAAAGGACTGGTAAACCTACTATGAAGTGTATGTGGTCGGTTTATACCACACCACTGTGCTGAACGGTACCCGGGCAAGGTAGTACTCACGAGGGAGTGCCCTAGATCCGGAAGCCTCAGGAGATAGTGTTGACAGCTAACATTTTCTCCCTGGTATCCATACCGGAAATCCTATTTTCAACGTGTGGCCGCATAGGTGCGGCCAGAGGGATAAGTTTAACGTCATTCCAGGACAGATAGGAGGCTTAAGAGGCCTCCTTCTCTTGTGACAAATACGTGTCCTTCCACACGCTGAGAGCCTCATCATATGACCTATCCAATAGGGTACAAATGTGAGCTATGTCCGCTCTCTTAGCAACTTCCTGCATTTGCTCTCTTCGGAGCTCATACACGGAACGGCCATGATTAAACCACTCCCTCAATCCTCCGTCAATGTTAAAGGCTGCAGCCTGCTGCTTGGTAATCGCAGAAGATTCCATAGTAGCATGCAAACTCTTGAAGATCGAACCTTCATCGAGTGCGCCCATTATCATGTTGGTGTCTGGGCTGAATACATTCTTCCTCTTGAGAAAGTCTGCATCAGCGTCAGTCATGTACGGAGTGGGAGTGGAAGTCTTGTCCGGCATTGTAAACACCATGTCTCGGTCACTCAAGAACTTCGCCACTGCAATGTGGTTAAATTCTGAGTAACCAGCCTTCACGGAGCTCTTTGCGTCATCGCCATAAGTCATCAGTGCACACACATCTCGAAATTTGGGGACTCGTCGTCCCTCATATATCTTGAAGTATGCACACCTGAACAAAAGCGAATTCACAATAGAGTTGATATACACAGTTAGGTTCTGCCCCGAAGGGTTAGAGCCAAAGTGTTGAATCAAGTCTCCGTTGTAGGCCATGAGAGGGTAACAAATGTCAGTTGCAATACCTTCCATGATTGCAACATCCCGCTCTGAGTAACCGCAGTGCTTTCCAAGATCAATTAAGATCCTGAATGCTGCGAACATCACTTGAGCAGGCATGCGCAAATCATATTTGCCATAATCTCCCGCCAATATCCTGTCTTCACCATATTTGGTAATGAAGCGTGCCAGTTGATCCCATTCGGGACCCTGGGCATTCACACCTACCGCACACTCAGATTCGAGTGGCAACATGGAAAGAACACGGACAATTGGGAGATAGTAGCGTCTGACAAGCAACTGGAGAACTAAAGGAGCTCCCTGGAAAATACGGACTTTGTCCTTAGTGATTTTCGTGGGTTCATCCTTCATGCACGCCTTGAATATAGGATAAGCTCTCTCTCCTTGGAGATAAAGCTCTTCCAATTCCTTGGCATGCGTCCAAAAACGTTCATCCAGTCGGCACGGAAATTGATGGGAAGTGTGTTCCTGAGGATCAAGTTCTTCAAGGAAATTCTTCTTCGGTCCGGACAAAGGAAAGCCTACAGAGGTACCTGCAGGCATTTTGTCAATAAAACGGACTCCATCTTGGCCACAAACCGTGTCCATCTCGCTCAGGGGAGTAACCTTTCGTCGTAACGAAGGAAATCTGTCCAATTGCTCAATCATATGATCGCGATAATCATTGACAGCAAGAACAAGTAAACTACCCTCCACCCCACACGATGGTCGTGTGGAGTATTGCAGAGATGCTTGCCAAGGCCAGCCTTTGCGGAATTTGGGTCCCGCCCACTGCTGTGGTATACCACACACATCTTTGACATGGTCAGAAATGATAGTAGTACGCACAGTTGAATGATATGTAGCCCGTCCCGTGACTTGTCCGTAGAACTTGCAATTAGAGCCCAAAGGCAAATAATTGACAGGACTCTTCGGGTGAACAGTGTCACCCTGATAGAACTGCACATCATACATTTCAGTTGGCAAAGTACCGGAACTCTTGGAAACTATAAGACCTGGCAAAAGACGAAGTTCGTCATAAGCCTGATCAAATTGTTTCCTGGTGAGTAATCCAGCACATCCCCTTCTTCCGTTTGACGCACTTCCACCCAAGTGGAAAGCTCCAATTGTGGGCCCTTTGGTCTCAGTGATGATAGGAGACATGCACAGTCCATTAAAATGGTCCCATTCCAGGTCGTATTCACAACCTAGAAACTGTGCATCCCGATGACCTGTCATAAGGACTCGGGTGGCAAAGCGAGAAATTCGCTTTCCGCCCTCACTGTCCTTGTAGACTAGTCTCGCGGGTACTTGACCATATGCCGCAAGCGGCAGATAGTCAGTCAGATCCTTCCAATCACCTCCATTAGGAATCCACACCAAAGACAAATCGGTGCCTGGTATGTGCACACTGTGCTTCTGATACAAATAACACTCAAAATTTCCTCCAATGAATTGGGGGTTATGTCGAGTGAATGTTGCCTTCAGATCAGTATGCACCCAAGAGTGCTGTGGAATGATAGCTATGTTAGACCTGGGAAAGAACGCATCGCAATGATGTTTCTTGCCTGTCTTCAAGTTCTCAATTTCCATGTAGCACAAGTTGGCAAAGGCACGTTCCTCCAGTTGGTCTGGAGTGATCGTCTTCGATTTTTCGGAGCACGGCATAGCTGAGATGCGGACTGAGGCCCAAGGGTTCACTTCCGTATCTCGCTTCTCGATATCACCATCAGTTGTTGGAGCTAAATTACCCTCAGGTTCTTTGTCCATAGCTTTAATGATGATTTTCGAGGCCTTCCACACTTGGACCAATCCATAGACTGCCAGAATCAAAGCACTTGTGTTGATCAACCACTTTGCGTGGTGATCACGATAGTACTTGAAGAAATCTGGCATCCGTGAATGCTCTCTGTGGAGTGCGTCGTACAACCTCCGTTTGTGAAATTGTGCCAAGACTGCAACTGACAACAAGTTGATAGCTGCAATCGTAACACATACGAAACAAACAAGGAGGGTAGGCAAAGGAAACCACACAATGGACAAATTCCATGGATTCGCAAGGAAAAACATGGAATAGCACGTAAAGTCTTGTGGCACAATCCAAATACTCGGCCCCGTACAAGTACGGGCATGCCAAGAATATAGGGCTGTGCAAAGACACAACGTTGCGCTTGTCACGTGGCATATGACAGACTGCCGAACTCGCCGATTGATCTCTTTCTGGTTAGACCAGAAGATGAAATCTCGGAAGTAAGGGTGTTCTATCCATGCCTTGGGAAGCCAATTTGTCCAGACAGCGAATGGAGAGGTTTCTAACCACTCAAGCTGATCAAGACACCATTGTGTGGTGTAGGCTTCAGCTCCCACCCAGAATTT